AGTGAAAATTATTAAAAAAATATCATATAATAGTGTTATTAGACTGATATGATAACATAGGATTGTCAGAAAGATGACAGTCCTATTTTTTATTACAAAAAATAATAGGTTCATCTAACTGATGAGCCTATTTTTTTATGTCTAAAAGGGGGTGATGTTTATGTCAGAGAAGGCAACAGCAGAAGAAATTGATGTTGGTAGCAAAAGAATTGCAGCAGAGATTGATGGAGATTTGAGCAATAACCTAATTGTTTATGCCAAAGAAGAAACAGAAGGAAACATCAGTTCTGCACTTAGAAAGATTCTTAGAGAATTCTTTGCAATGAAGAAAAGGGGGTGATGCTTATGCGAATATTTCCTGCATTAAAAAAGCCGAATTGAAACTGGACCTTTCAATTCAGCGATAAGAGATTTTTCGTGCTGTCGAAATTTGCTCTTATTTAATTATTATACAGCAAAATAAAAAAATAATCAATTTATTTAGGAGATGAATTATGGAAAATGTATTAAATAACAATAGTCGTTATGACAACTTAAATGCAAGACAAAAGAAATTAAGAGATAAGATTGCGAAAAAGAAAACAAAATCAGCGGCTAGGGCAGAAGCTCATATAATTAAAGCCAAAAAAATTGAATATGATGCTCAAGTAAAAATAGCACAATGGAATGATCAACTACAAGATGTAATTTCATTGACTGAAAATGAAGTAAAAAGAATTTTCAAGAAAGAAGGCTTTGATGAAAAGCTGGTTCAAAAGGTTTATGAAGAGTATAGAACTTCAGAATATGGAACTATAAACACAGATTCGATATGTGAAGAAGGCAAAAACCAAGATTCAGAGAAAACAAAAGAAACAGAAGTAAATGAAAACAAGGGGGATAAATAGATATGGAAAATTACAACGAAAATGGTGAAGTAATGAATTTTAATGCTCCAGTGGTTAGAGAGAGTGGTTCTCTAATGGATGTTGGTGGAGATAATATTGTAGAACTTGCCAAAACTGCGCAAGAGAGAATGAATGCGATTAAGGTTATTATGGAAGCTTCTTTATCTGTTACGACAGAGAAAGACTGGTGTTTGATTCAAGGACAACCATATCTTCAGGAAACTGGTGCGGCTAAAGTAGCAAGATTGTTTGGTGTTTCTTGGAAGATGCAACCACCGGAAATTATAACGGATTCTAAAGGATATAAAACCTATATATTTAAAGGTGTTTTCTATTTAAAGAATGACAACATTGAAGCTGAAGGCTCAAGATCAATGAAAGATGATTTCTTTAGTAGGATAATTGATAAAAACAAGTCAACCAAGGATAACCCAGTTTACACTAGAAAATCTCCAGATGAAATAGATGAAATGAATGTTCGCCAGTCAGCCTATACAAATTGTATTAACAATGGAATTAAAAGGTTGTTGCCTGGGCTAAGGAATATAACTTTAGATTCTTTGAGCAATGCTGGAATTAAAGTTGAAGAAATTAGTGGTTATTCATTTAACACAAACAAAAAGCCAGCAAAGAAAGCTGCAGAACCAAAAGAAGGTGATATTGTTTGCGAAGGTGAAGATTGCAACGAAGTTTTAACTCAAGCAGTTGCTACATTTAGCAAAAAGAACTATGGCAAGCATTTGTGTATGAAGTGTCAACAAAAAGCAAAAGAAGAGCAAAAACCAAAAACTGAACCAGCAGACACAGAAACTGCGGAGTAGGTGAATTATGGATGCACAAACAATTAAAGATGCGCTAGAAGATGCAGCTAGAAAAAAGATAAGAAATTATCCAGTTTATAATCTTTCTGCAAGTAGATTGGGCCACCCATGTGAGAGATATTTATATCTTCTTTTAAAACATTGGGATGAAGTAAAGCTACACGATGTTGGCTTGCAACACATCTTTGATTTAGGAAACTCAATTGAAGATTACACGATTGAAAGAATAAAAGAAGCTGGATTTGAAGTTGTAACTCCAACAGAACGAAGTTGGAAGATAAACATAAATGGTGGTGTTATATCTGGAAGAGAAGATATCCGCATTAAGGATGAAAAAGGTGAATTGTTGCCTTGTGAAATAAAAGGGTTATCTCCGTTTGATTTTGATAAATTAAACACGATAGAAGACTTTTTTAGAAGCAAGAAGTCTCACATTCAAGGTTATCCATCTCAACTATTTGTGTATATGTTCAAATTTGAGAAAGAAAAAGGTTTCTTTATTATAACAAATAAATTAACTGGGGAAATAAAACCAATTGAAGTTCACATGGATTATGAATTTGGCGAAAAGTGTTTACAGAAAGCAGAGCGGATATATAAGGCTGTAGCAGATGATGTTGCGCCGGAAGCTTGCGAAGATATGAGCTTCTGTGAAAACTGCCCATTACAGCACAGGTGCGGTCAAGTTAAAAGAGTTCCTGCAGATATAGAAACAGATGAAGAACTTGATAACTTGATAAATAGAAAAAACGAATTAAGAAAATTCTGCACGGAATATGATGAAGTTGATAAACAAATTAAAGATAAGGTTGGCGAGAGAGAAAATGTTATCACCGCTAGTTATCAGATAACAAGGAAAGCATCATTTACAAAGTCTTATACCGTGCCAGAGAGAACAACATATAGAATGAACATCAAAAAACTTTAGGAGAACAGAATGGTTACAATCACGATAGTAGGTGAACCAATGGCTAAAGCTAGACCAAGAGTGTCTATTCGTGGGGGATATGCAAAAGCATACACCCCACAAAAGACCATCAATTACGAGAACTTGGTTAAAGTCGAGTATCACAGCCAGAAGGGTAAATATTTTTGTAAAGAAAGCACCCTGAGAGCATCTATAATAGCATATTTTAAGATGCCAAAGAATGTTTCTAAGCGAAAGTATGTATCAATGGTTAATGGTTCTTTAAGGCCAACAAAAAGGCCTGATTTAGACAATGTCGCCAAGATAGTATTAGATGCCTTAAATGGTGTGGCTTATGCTGATGACAGCCAAATTTGTGAGTTGTATATAACAAAATATTATTCTGAACAACCTAGAGTGGTTTTGAGATTAGAGGAGATAACCGATGGCAAAGAATAGTTTTCTAGTCAAGTATGAATGGCGAGAACATTTTGAAGATTTATCAGACAAACAATTAGGTATGCTTTTTCGTGCTATGCTTGATTATGAAATTGATTCAAAGACTCCTGAGTTTACTGATAGCGGACTTAAGGTGGCTTTCAAGATAGTTAAATTAAGTCTTGATGAAAATCGTGGTAAATACCAGGAGATTTGTGATAAAAGAAGACAAAGCGGGGCTCTCGGGGGAAGGCAAAAGCAAACAAATGCTAGCGAAAGAAACCAAATGCTAGCAAATGCTAGCAAAAGCAAGCAAAATGTAGCAAATCTAGCTGATATATGTTTTATTGATAATGAATTTAACTCTAGTCCTGACGGACTAGACTTAAATAATAGCAAAAGGTCGGGCAGTCGGTCTGAGCAAGTGATGTTTTATCTGGATTTTCTCCGTTCAAATGCAAACCAAGTTATTGAAAGTCTTGATTTTGAAACAAGACCAGACCCAATTGAAAGATTTTGTAACATCGCAGATAAGGTTAGTTATTCCAAGGTTATTTCTAGCATGGACCCTGCGGTTTCAGTTGAAGATTATTTGAATGTTTTAACCAATTACTTCAGGCGGGATTATAAACAATCTTATGAAATGATTAGTGAGTGTTTTGAAATTGTGGATAGAAATGAGAGAGTCCGAAACAAATTTGCTTATGCGGTTGCTGTTTTATACAATCGCATACAGGGGGTGTGATGTGAGAACCTTTCAAAGTTTATTGGATATGTATTTCTCTTTGACTTCTAGACTTGGCAGTAATTTGCTACAACAACAAGAGTTGATTGAGTTATATGGCATTCCTAGAAATGGTTGCGGAGAAAGGGTTTCTTCTTCTGGCAACAGCGATCCAACATTTAGGTTTGCTGCAAAACTTGATGACTTAAGGCGGAAACAGAAAGAATTAGAAACTTCCATAGACTGCTACAGGGGAGATATATGTAAAATGCTTGATAATCTTGATGCTCATAACAATGGAAGAGTTGTGCGCAGTATTATTGAAACTAAAATATTCACCAGGTGCAGCTGGGGATATGTCGGTTATAAAGTCGGTTATAGCACCGCCAGCACTAGAAGACTTTACCATGAAGGTATTAAGTTTATTGATGAAAGAGAAGCGCTTAAATACGGGGGAGAAGATATTGAAATTTGAGAAAGTAAAAAATGTTTATATTGCTAAGGGTGAGAAAGGATATTTTTATATAAGAAAATCTAGGGGCTTATACAGGGCGGAATATATTGGCCAAACAAAAGCTTTTAAATTTCCAGCGAGAAAGTTTATTAAAGATGCCAAAGAGTTGTGCCAAGGAAATGCTTACTGGGAAGAAGAAAAGAAGGCTCCTAAAATAGCTAAATTTACTCCAACTAAAGCACAAGAATTACCTTTCAAAGAAAAGCCTAAGCAAATGGACTTTCTAAAGGAGTTGTGATGAACATTATTGAGAAAGCAATAACTAAAGCCCAAACACGAAACCAAGTGTTAAATTTCTTACACAATCAATTTAAAAAGTTGCCGCAGTTCGGTTGGATTGTAGTAAATAAGGCAACATCAAAACTAGAACTGCCAGATAACAAAGCAAAGTTGGAAATTAGACCAGGATGTTTTGAGATGAGTGTAGAATTTATATACGCATCAGAAAAAACTAGGTTTGTTTCTATTACAAGCGGTTCTAAACAATACAAAGATGAATTGTTGAAAATAGAGATGTTGATGATGGGTGAATTAAGTGAGTATTTGGGCGCAATAGATTTTGGAAAGAAGGTAAATCAAAATGGATAAGAAAGAAACTCTCTGTTGGGATTGTCAGCGAGCTGTTTGTGGGTGTTCTTGGGCTAAAAAATTAAAGCCGGTTGAAGGTTGGGTTGCTGAAGAAAACGAAAGGGGTTTTAGAGTCGTAGAGTGCCCATTGTTTATTGAAGACTTTAAGGCTGTCCGTTTACCAGAGATTGCAGAGATCTTAAACATTCCTAGAGAAGTATTATCCAAAAAGATTGGGTGTGGATCATCTAAATTTGACAGGCTTAAGTTAATACTTAAACATTTTGGTTATGAAGTAAAGTTCTATAAAGGTAAATCAATGTCAATTTACATCAGGAAAAGAAGAAAATATCATGACATTTAATCTTGAGTGGGTAGTTCAATAAGACAGAACAGGTGCGGTTTTTTAATTTCATTTGTCTGCACAAGATGTGGGTTCAAATCCCATCCCATATTTCAATTAAGTGGAATAAAAGCATTAGAAAAGACTTCTTATTGTAGAAAAATGGCAATAAGTGAAAGAAGGAGAAAGTATGAGTAAAAGATTTGTGATTGTTGGAGCACACACAATTAAAGACCTTATGAATGATGAATATTTACAAATAAAACAAGGATGCGATTTGCTAAACCAACAAGACCAACGAATAGCAGAACTAGAAGAACAACTGGAAAATTGTGTGTTGCCAGTAAAAATCGGTGATAAAGTTTATAAGATATGCCCGAAATGTAGTGATAAGCATAATGGGAGTTGCAAAAATTGTGCTTGGGGCGGTTGTCTTGGACCTTGTTTTGTTGGAGTTTGTGTTTATGAAGATGGTTCTTTTAACGAAAACCCACTTCAATTAGTAGAGAAAGTTGTTAGTGATATGTCTATAAGTGTTATTTACGATTGGTGGAACATTATGTTTTTTGATAATGAAGATGATGCAAATCAAGCACTAAACGAATACGACAGAATCAGAAAGATAGAGAGCAGATCTGAAAGAGTTGAGAGATTTAATGAGTGGTATATGGGCAGGAAAATCAAAAATCCATTAAGGAGATAACAAAAAGTGAGTAATTTTATCGACACTAAAAAGATTGTAAGAATTGGAGCTAGAAGAAAAGATGAAATAAGAGAATGTTATTTTTGCAAACAGGACTGCAGAAAAACATATTTTGCTGAAGAAATTAACAATAAACAAGTTTGGATTTGTAAAGATTGTTTTAAAAAGATGATGAAGGAGAATAAAGGTGAGCAATTATAATTATGATGATTATATAAAAAATGGTTGTCATCCAACTGGGTATAATGAGCCTTGTGAAAGTTATGTATTTGGACAGTCAACAGTTGATATGTTGTTAGATAAGCTTGCAGAAAAAGATGCAGAAAACAAAAAACTTAAGAACATTGTGGATGGAGTAGATAAGTTAAAGCAGTATGATGCAAATGTTGATGAGTATGTATTGATCAATGAAAACAATGTTTATGCAGATGGAAATAAGCTGGTGGTAAAAGTCAATGCCATAAACAAAGAATTGTTGGAGAGTGTTAAGCTTGAACTTTTAGAGTTTGTAAAACGACATAATGGCATAATTTATGGGATGATACCGGAACAAGTTATGGCCGAACAAATTGAAAAATGTATTTCAGAAAAAATAAAAATGTTAGGAGAAAATAAATGAAAAAGTTATTTGGAATAGAAGCAGAATTCAATATCACTGCAGATGAAGAAGTTGTGAAAGGAATAGGAAAAGGTATAGCAAATGGGGCGGTAGATGTAAGCGACATAATAAAAGAAGTAAAGCCAGAGATTGTAAAGGCAATTAAAGAGAAGTGTAAACTCAAAGGAGAAAATAGCAATGAGTAGAGAGTTTTGTTTAAGGCAAACAAAGAAAGAAGATTTAATAAAAATTGTCTTAAGCCAGGATGAAATAATTGACAGCTTCAACAAGGATATATCTGGAGAGTTGTTAATGCGCAATATTGCAGCACTTCAATCTGAGAACGAAAGGTTAAAAAAAGCAGTTAATGAGCCAGAGAAGATTTGGAATAATAATTTGTTAAAGATTAAGACTTTGGCTTGTGATAGACTTAAGGCTTTGTTTGAAGAAGAGTCTTGCTATTACCATATTTGCGGAAGTGAAAAGAAATTAGACCCAAACAACTCGGTAAGGTATAACGACTATATGTGCACTATAGTTGGAATAAATGATATATCTTTCAATAAAATATTAGATAAGTTTATGACAGAAGGTGCGGCAGAAACTCCATGGCAGAAGTTAATGTATGCAGTTAAACCGGTTAAGTTTGAACCACCAATGTGGGAAGATCTTGCTGCGAAGGTGGAAGAGTTAAAGGCAAGTAAGGCAGAAATACATTATCACGAAGTAATAACATTTAATAAGAAAGATGATGTTTATGGTGTTTATCTAATAAAGAGTGAAGATGATTTCACTATTGAAATAACAAAGAACGACTCTGTTAGTGAGTATTTATATGGCTTATCAGAAGAAGGGTATATTGAAGCAATTTCACGAGCTAGAAAGATATTCGTGGGAGAAGAGTAAATGATAGAAATAAACGAAGCAGAAGATGCACTAAAATATGTTTATCTGGATTGCATAGCTGCGCAGCTCAATGTTCCAAAGAACCCAACGATGGTTAAGCATCAAGGAGCCTTTGACCAGTCCACATCAAGTGGAACAATTTGCATTGGAAGAAGGGCTAGAAAGAATAACCCGAAGCCAGGAAGAAACGAGCTATGCCATTGCGGCTCGGGACTAAAATATAAAAAATGTTGTTTAAATAAGGAGAAATAATATGGGAAAGAAAATAGCAAGAGAAAAAATAACCACGGGGCAAGACAAAGAGTTTGTAAAAACATTCTTAAAGTTAACTCAAGAAATGATAAATGCAAAAACTGATAATGCGGGAGTAACAATTGAACATAACGGACTTAAGATAAGATTTAAGGTGCGGATTGCAGAAATAAAAGAAGTTAAATAAAACGATAAATAACTTTCTTCTCTTTCTTTTATATATTTTTCTTTCTTTTTCTTTTTAATAATATATATTAAATATTAAGAATAGTTTAAAGGTGAATATTTAAAAATTTGAGAAGTTAAGAGTTTTTTTAAAAAAGATGAGCAGGTTTGAGCAGGTTTGAGCAGGTTTAAGCACTTGTAATCACTCAAAAAGTGTGTTAAAGTATAATCAGCGAAAAGTAGAATTTAATAGAAGGCAACCAGAGATCTTGTAGTCTTGTATGGTTGTCTTTTTTATTGCTAGAAATATTTTAATAGGAGTAGTTAAGAAGGCTAATCCCCCTTTTCTTAACTGGGTAAACCCGATACCAACACTTAAAAGGGGTTTTTGGTGGGATTTTAAGTTGGTATAAAAAGGAAGATTTTTTATGAAAGATAATAATGCTGGATTATCAGAAAAACAAAAAAAGTTTTGTAGAGAGTATTTAAAAGATTTTAATGGAACACAAGCAGCAATAAGAGCTAAATATAGCAAAAAAACAGCAAATGAGCAAGCTTCAAGGTTGTTAGCAAATGTTAATATATCTTCTTATATTAAAGAGTTAACTGAAAAAATTGCTCAAGAAGATATTATGGATGTGAATGAGATACAGCAAAGGTTAACAAAAATAGCCAGGGGAGTTGTTGAAGAAGATGTAGTTGTAGTGGAAAATACAGGTGATTTTTGTAGCGAAGCAAAAGTTATAAAAAAGAAAGCTTGTATAAAAGATCAGACAAAAGCGCTTGAGTTGTTAGGTAAAACAAGGGGAATGTTTATAGATACTCACCAGAACTTAGAACCGCCGGTTGTGGTTGATGATATCCCAGGGGAATAATAGATGGGAAGAATAAGTTTAAAAGATTGTATAGGACCAGCTTTTTATGAAGTCCATAATTTTATTAAGAACGAAACTTATTCAGATTATTATCTTAAGGGTGGCAGAGCATCTTTAAAATCATCTTTTCCAAGCATAGAGATTGTTAAAGGGATAATTGAAGATCCATTAGCAAATGCTATGGCAGTTATGAAAGTTGGTGTAAGCATTGAAACAGGTGTGTTTGCACAATTCCAATGGGCAATAGACAAACTTGGATTAGAAGCTTATTTTAAACCAAACTTTCAAAAATATTATTTTACTTATATGCCAACGGGCCAAAAGATATTTTGTAAGGGTTGCGATGAAGCATCAAAGTTTAAATCAATAAAATTAGTCAATGGATATTTTAAATATCAATGGTTTGAAGAACTAGATGCTTTTGATGGAATGGAAGAAGTTAGAAAGGTTCAACAATCTCTAACTCGTGCCGGACTTGATAATGCAATAAGATTTTATTGCTATAACCCACCAAAAACAATGGACCATTGGGTTAATAAACACATTCTCAATTTACAAAAAGCAATCAATGATGGTGCGGTTACCCGCACCCTTATTCATCATAGCACATATTTACAAGTTCCGCCAGAATGGCTAGGTAAGCAATTCTTGCAGGATGCTGAAGTATTAAAGGCCACAAATCCTACAGCTTATGAGCATGAATATTTAGGGAAGATAACTGGAACTGGTGGTCAAGTGTTTAGCAATGTTAAGCAGTTAGATATGACATCAGAAGTTTTAAATAAATTTGGCGCCATAAAGCGGGGGTTAGACTGGGGTTTTGCAGTTGACCCAACAACAATGGTTTCGCTTTGGTATGATAGAAAAAACAAGGAGTTATATATTTACGATGAAATATACGAGTTTGGAATAAGTTTTGACAATTTAGCCAGAGCTATTAAGCCAAAGAATAAAGAAAATGGAATTGTTAGAGCGGATTCTGCTGAGCCTAGGTCAAATAATGAGCTAGTGCAAAGGGGAATAAATATTGCTCCAGCAAGAAAAGGTCCAGGTTCTGTTGACCATGGCATTAAATGGCTACAAGGCTTGAATTCAATTTTTATTGATTCTATTAAGTGTCCAAACATCTACAGGGAGTTTGTAGGCTATGAACACGAAAAAGATAAGGCTGGAAACTTTAGAAATAATTTTCCAGATAAAAACAATCATACAATCGATGCAACAAGATATGCGCTTGAAGATGAGATTGGCTTTGCTGCAGTTGGTGGTATGGCAAACTTTTAACAATTGGAGTAAAAACTATGTTGTATAATGATGATTTCTTAAAACCAGGTCAATTATTCCCACCAAGGTCAGAACTTTCACGACTGAAGGGATATTTGGATAACAAACTTTTGTTCGAAGGTAATACAAACAATGTTTTAAAGCCTTATATTGACAGAACCAGGGAAATAATTAAGAGTCTTACTAATGATGAGCCTAACCAAAATTATGAGTTTATCATACAGCCAAATTATTGGCAACTTTCAACTATTAAAACCGGTGATTTAATGGTAGGTGATCCACCAACTATTTCTATTGAAGGCAATAAAGATACCGATAAGACAAATAGAAGACTTGAGAAGGTGGACTTTCAAGAAAAATTAACAGAAAGTGTTTATGATATAGACCGGTGCGGAGAGAGTTTGTTTAGGTTCTTCAAAGATCCTGATGGAAACAAAAATTTTGTTGTTGCGGATCCTTCTACTTGGTTCCCTGTTGTTGAAAGTGAAAATCTCAAGAATATTACACAGCATATATTTGCTTGGATTGTTTGTGTTAAACAAGATCCTAATCATGAGTTTAAAAACAAATATAAACTATATGTGCAAAGACATTATCCAGGTAAAGATTATTATGATTTTGAAATTTATAATATTTCAGGAGTAGTATATAAGCAACATCGTGATGAACGAACAGATGAAGTATTTGATGGGATTAGGCAGTTTAGGATTGGTCAGTTAGATTCAAAAGAGAGAAAGGTTCATGGAATAAAGAATGGTGCGGTTATCCATATGCCAGGTGTAACAACATCTGATAACTTGCATGGCATATCAAACTATGAAAGGATGACTGAGATTGCCGCAGAAATTGCGGTAAGAACAACTTTAGGCGATTTTATTTTAGACCAGAATTCAGCACCAAGAATGGCTGCACCTTCATCAGCTTTCACAACCGATAGTGATGGAAGTTGGAAACTTAAAACAAGTGGAAGAAACTTTGTAGTTGAGCCTGGTGGTATGCAACCAGTTTATATCACTTGGACTGGGAATTTGGTTGATAATGAAAATGCAATAAAGCGCCTAAAGAAAGAGCTTATTGAAATGACTGAAATGGGCCCAGTAATTGATGGCGAAGAAATGAACAGCTCTCAAGGGTTTGATGCCTTAAATGTTAAGATGACAAATCCAAAACTAAAAGTTCGCAGGTTATCTTCTAAAATCATAAAGCCATTGAAACAGCTTATTGCAAAACTCTTGTGTGATGAATCAACTAGCGAAGAAGATATCTTTGATAAACTTTCAATTACCTTTAATGAAGGGTTGCCTGCTAATGAAAGTCAGGAACTAGAAAGGGCTACAAAGAAAAAGAGTTTGGGTTTCTCATTTAGAACTATTGCAAAAGAATATTTTAGTTATACAGATGAGCAGGTTGACAAAGAGATTGAAAACAACCTAGAAGAAAATATCAATCCAATGATGGGAGAATTCGGCGCAGCTCGTGGTGCGGATTTCCCACAAGAAGATGATGGTGGTGTAGATGCTACATAGTGATAGCAAAGACTTTCAAGATTTTGCAAAGGCTTATGAGAAAGCTGGACAAAAGATAGAAGAAGTGTTGATTAAAACTCGGGCCAACTCAGTAAATGAATATCAGATTAAAGTGCAGAAAGCTCTTGATGGTATTTCTATAAGTCTTAATCAAGCCAACAAGAAATGGGCTGAAAAAGACATAAAATCGGGCTATAATAAAGGCTCTGATTTGGTGGATAAGGAAACAAACCATAAACACACCGCACCTGATTATTCTAAAATAAACGATAGACCGCTTAATTCTTATATTCAATTGTCTTCTAGTGTTAGTATTGCAACAGAAAATGCAAAGAGATTTGTTAATCAAAAAATCGCAGAATTAGAGAGTAGTGGAGAAATTACAATCTCTAAAGTCAAACAAGAACTCTATAATAGTATGCGAAAGGAACAAAATGGTTTGCTTTCTGTTAGATATAGAGATGGAAAACAATTTCGCCTTGACAAATATGCAGAAATGACAGCCAGAACAACTCGTATTGAAACAGCAAACAAAGGGGTGTTTGACAGATGCGAAGATTTGGGTATTGATTTGGTGCGGTGCACAACGGTTCCTAACTGTTGTCCATATTGTAAAAAATATGAAGGCAAGGTGTATAGCATATCTGGTAAAGATAGTAGATATCCTGCACTATACAAAACGGCGCTGCAGAGCGGATATGATATCATGCACCCTAATTGCAGACACGAATTCTTGCCATTTCAAGAGAAGTTGTATACAAAGCAAGAGTTGAGTTCTATTCAAAAAGAATCCAACCACTTTACAAACCCAGATAAGAATGATAAAATATTTACAACATACAATAGTCAACAGGCTTTCTTGCAAAAAAGAAATAGGGATTTTCTTGAGTATGGTGAGTTAAAGAGATTGTTTGGTGCGGATATGCCATATAAATCTTTTGCCGGCTATAGAAGTTCTAGAAGGGCTAAATCAAGTAATTTCTCTAAAATAAGAACTGAAACTTTAGACTTAAAAAAGCAAGAGTATATTAAATCAGATCGGTGTAATAAGAAAGTTAATGCTTCACAGAATAAACACTTTATTGATAATAAACAATATATGGGCGATAGTTATATTGTCGCAACAATGGAAGAAATACAGACTATTGTTGACAACTTTGCAGGAACTGGGAAAATATTAAGAACTAAGAATGGTCGGTTCAATAATAAAGAGTTAATTATAACAAATTCAAAAGTTGGCCATGTGAAATCCAAAGAAGGCAATTGGGTAGAAACAAATAGGTTTATTATTCATTATTCAAATAAAGGTGTTCACATTGTGCCAACACTAAGGGAGATGGGGCTTGATGAAACTAAAGGAAAATAGCTTAACAGAAAAAGAATTTATTGATTTTTCAGGTAAGAATGTAGCCATTATATTTACTGATGGGGATACTCTTACTGGTTTTGTTGATGGTTTCATTTGGGCTTCAGATAATGAGCCGGAAATAGCAAGTTTGCTTATAACAAAAGACAAAGGCATTATAGAAGTTTATCAGAATGAAGTTTCTGTTATAAAAGAAATAAAATAAGAAAACTTAATATCGCTTAAGAGAGTAACAATTCGGTTACTCTCTTTTGTTTTGTCAGATATAACAGAGTGTAAATTTTTTACACTCTTTTATTTTGCAGAAATAATCGGCATTGTAGGATTTTAAAAATAACTCGCACATACGGGGAACCAGACCCGGGAAAAAGGGGAGTGCAAAAGGAGAGAAAAATGGCAGATTTAGAAAAATTAAAATCGCTACTTGGCGATGCTTTTACTGCCGAAGTAGAAGCGGAAGTTGGAGAAATTCTTAAGACTGAAACTGAAGGGCTTGAAAATGGTGGAAGTGCATATGTTCCACGAGCAAAATATGATGCTATCAAAGCTCAATTAGAAGAGTCTAAGGAAGAAACCAAAGACACCGAAACAACTAAAGATGAAGAAGAAGCTGGTGCTACTGCAGGTGAAACTGGCGCTTCTAATACTGAAGATGTTTCAAAAGATGCCGAAGGGTCAACTCAGACTGAAGGAACTGAAGAGAACGAAGGTAAAGAAGAAACTGAAGGCTCAACAGGAGATGAAACCGCAGGTGCGGGTGATATAACACCACCACCAACGGAAACGGAAGATGATGTTGATTATAAGGCAAAATCTGCGGAACTTGAAGCAGAACTTACCAAGGTCAAACAAAGATATGCTCTAGATAAGATTTTGGCTGGCTATAAACCAAGAAATGCTAAAGCTGTTGAAGCACTAATTGATAAAGAAAAAATTTCTTATTCAACAAATGAAGAAACAGGTGAACTCATTGTAGAAGGTTTGAAGGAACAGCTTGATACTCTTAAATCCAAGGAGTCTTATTTGTTTAATTACGATGAGTATTGCGGAACAGGAATTCCACAGGTTAACACTTCAAACAACAACTTCAAGCAAAAAGATGCTTTTGAAGTTGGTTTTGATGAAGCTTAAAAAACAAAATTTAATTTATAAGGAGAAAAACAAATGGCACAAAATTATGCTACTAAGTATGCTTCAAAAGTTGATGAAGCATTTACCCTTGGCTCATTAACAGATGCAGCTGTTAACCAAGAGTTTGATTGGGAAGGTGTATCTACCGTAGTTGTGTATGGTGGAGAAACTTCAAAACTTAACGATTATAAGATGGAAGGAACTAATCGTTATGGTGAACCTGAAGAATTGGGCGACACCAAACAAGAGATGTCATTATCTCAAGATAAATCATTTACTTTCACAATTGATAGAAAGAATTATGATGACACTATGATGACAAAAGAAGCTGGCAAGTGCTTAAGAAGAGAACTTGACCAAGTTATCATTCCTGCAGTAGATATGTATAGATTTGGTGTTTGGGGTGCTAAAGCAGCAAAGAAAGAATATGCATCTTCTTTAACAAAGACAAATGCATACGAAGCCTTCTTAAATCTAAATGGTGCTTTGGATGATGCTAAAGTTCCTGCAGTTGGAAGAATAGCTTTCTGTAAGCCAGCATTTTACAATCTATTAAAACAGGACCCAGCCTTCACTAAAAATAGTGATCTAGGCCAAGAAATGTTAATTAAAGGTCAACTTGGTGATGTTGATGGTGTAGCAATCGTAAAAGCTCCATCTTCATATTTCCCAAATGATTCAAAAGGCCAAGGGGCAGAACTTATTATTGTTCACCCACTTGCAACAACCGCACCAAAGAAGCTTCTTGATTACAAGATTCATGATAACCCACCAGGAATCAATGGTTGGTTAGTTGAAGGCCGTATCAGACACGATGCATTCATCTTAAACAAGAAGTCTGGTGCTGTAGCTGTTCTATTCAAGGGAACCGCTCCTACAGAAGCTGCAGAAGGCTAAATTTAGTCTAAAATTAAACTAAAATAAAACAGATAGTGCATTGCTATCTGTTTTTTATCATCATAGGGTATTGCCTGGTTCAACTCCAGCGATGATGAAATGAAAAAGAAGGTATTTATTATGTTAGAATTAGAAGTTAATGTTAATAGTTATGTATCTTTAGATGAAGCAGATGATTTTGTAGAACAGAACTACAGCGAGAAAAACAATCTTGCTTGCCATTGGAGAGTTCTTTCAGATTCAACAAAATCAATTTATCTTGTAAAATCTGCTAGACAAATTGATTCTCAAATGTATGCTGGAAGAAGATTAACACGATTGCAGTTTATGGCTTTCCCAAGGTCTGAAGGCTGGAAGCATTGCACGATACCAGATGAAGTGAAGATTGCCCAAATAATAAATGCTCTTGCAATCTTCAATGAGCGGTTAAAGAAAGACTCAAGAATAGCAAAGTCTGGTCAGCCAATAGCTGCGGAAAATCCGATATTTGAACCAACAATGGGTGCGGAGAAGCTAACAAGTGATGAAGCATTAACTATTTTAAGACCTTGGATATTTTAGGAGAAGTGTATGGAAAACATAGTTCAAGTAAGCGATTTATATGCTAATTTGCCAGTAAAGATATCAGATGCAGATATTGAAGAATGGGCAGATATCAATAAAGAGAAATTAAATTCTCTAATAAAGGGCGATTCAACAAAGAAAGTAACTCACTTTTTAGACACCGTGCACAGGTGTATTTATAACTTATGTATCTTTAAAGCTGGTCCACAGGACCTAAAACTTGCGCTTATAGAAAGATATAAGTTCCAAGTTGAAAAAGAGATTAAAATTGCTCTTTTAACACAAGCTGAATATCTTTTATCAAATGGCAATATTGAGCTCTTTAATGGTGTTGTTAAAATGGTTGGTGGTGTTGAATATAAAGAAGTGTCTGCAACAGCAGAAAGAATTTTAGCGCCAACAATTATAGATATATTAAGTTCCACAAAACCAAATTTATTATTCTCGGGAGATTAAGAGATGTATGATAATCATGGATTTAGTTTTGATGAGCCACTAAAGTGTGTTGTAATTGATTCTAAAACTAGAAAAGAAATAGTTAAATTTTATGCCAGGGAATATGAGCAAAGTGAGAAAAGTGCAAACTTTGTTGGTTCTGGCATGGCAAGTGGTGGAAAACTTTATGCTGTGGCTACAAGTGAAGAATTAGATGTTGAAAATCTAGGAATAGAGTCATACAAATCACAACTTATTGTTGAAGGTGAAGAATATAAGATAATTCGCATACGAACAGAAGATAAAAAGCTTTCAAAAATGGCTCGATTTGGCGGGAAAAAGGAAAGAGTGTTTTACTTATCATAATAAGTCAAAAAGGAGCGAATAAAGTGGAATTGACAATTGAAAATGTTGTTTGGGAAGGTGCGGCTATATTCAAAAATAATGCTCCAGTTAGAACATATCCACTTGGTGCAACTAAACATAGTCCATACCCGGGAAACTTAAAAAATAATGGTATAGTTCCAAAGATTTACTCTTCAACAAATGCGAAACTTCATATTGGTGGTCCGCCAGCAATTTATGCGCCATACACAGAAACAAGAAGCCATAGTCCAGGGTGGCAAAAGAAAAGTTTAGATGAGTTGGTTAATCGTTTGGTTAACTGCTATGGGGGAAAGGTGATTTAGATGAAAAATGGATATGTGGATTTAGAGAGTTTAGGTAATGCTTTTCAGCAGATTGTAGGGAATAAGTTTAAACTGGTTGTTAATAATTCGGTGGATTTAGAAGAACAAAGATATCCATTGGTGATGTATGCAACAAGAAACCCTTATAAAATTGACAATATCAATTCAGAAGCTTTAGATTTGGCTTTTGAAACTCGTATTGAAGTCAACACTCAAGAAGAGATGTTTGATGCGATAACTTCTTTAAACAAATTGATAGGTTTAAATAAAGGTGAGATTGTAGAAAGTGGCCACACCTTCAGATTCTATAGTCAATTAGATTTCTCAAGGCCCTTAACTCCACCAGAAGTTGATGAAGGACAATTCGTTCAGAATTTGTATATAACGGGAAGTTGTTTAATTGCCCGAGATGATGGGGCTTTAATTGGAAATGATGTAAGTGTTAACCTAACATTTAATCGTGGCCTAGAGAGTGAAATTTCAAGCGATATTGAAGTATTAGAAGCAAGAACAAACCTAATGTGTGATGCAAAGAGCCCACAAATGGCAAACACGGACCAAGCATCATCTATATCTGGCTCTATTGGCTACAATTATGTTTATACAGCTTTGATTATGAAAAAGAATTCAACACATTTAAGATTGCTTAAGGCTTTGCTCGGTAAGGAACCTTTAGGGCTAAATGAAGAAGTGTATTTAACCGAAACTTGGCCTGAGTTTAAATTTGAACAATCATGTATTTTAACAGAAGGTGCGGTTGTTAAAAATCGTGGAGCTTTTGTTATTGTAGAATTTACATTAAATAAGAGATTGGATGATTCTTTATTGGATGTTGAAGATGAAGAAGATGACACCATAATTGAAGATGATACAACCGAAGGTGGCGATTCTGGTGTTGATAATGATTATTCAACACAGGTGTAGGTGAGATATGGCAGAAAACACAATAAATATTATTTTTGGAGATTCTGCGACTCCAGGAACATCAACAAAACCATCTGAACCAGGTGGAAAGGTTGATACTAAATCTCCAGATAAAAATAAAAAGGGTAGCACTAAAGACCCACTAGCCTTAACAATGGCTTTGTATGCAGGAAAACAAGCCTTCAATCTTGCAACTTCTAAAATAGGTGAAGTTACCAGAGATTCCAATTTACAAGGGAGAGTTAATGCAGGTCTTAAGATATTTGGTTATGGTGCGGCTCTTGTAGCAAATCCCGCAATGGCAAGTGTTATGATAGCATTTGATGTAGCTAATAGCGCTATATCTTATAGTGTTAATAAATCAAAGGAAGCAAATAGGCTTGGAATAATGCGAGAACGGGCAGGATATGTAAATAGGAGTAGGTAAAAATGATTGTTAAACTAGAGAAATATAATCCGGTTAAGGCTGCGCTAGGTGTAACTGGTTATTATCCAGTAGATATAACAAATCAACTCACAATGCCACTAAATAACACAGATAGACTGGATGACACATTAGATAGTTCGCAGATTGTATTACTTAATCACGACAAGAAGGCAATAAAGCCACTCACAAGGTTCAAAATTACCCTTAAGGAAGAAGTAAGTGGTGAAACCAAGGAAACATACATCTATAGAGTGGCAGAAGCTGATAAACCGGTTATGGTGGCTTGTGGAAGCAAGCCATTGTATCAACACACGATAACACTTCTTGAGATAACAAAACTTTTAGAAAAAGAGATTATTGACAACTTGACTTTTACTAACAGGTTAATTGTGTCAGGTAGCGATACAGCAAGTGTTATGCCATCTCCAAAGGCTGCAGATATAGATGAATATGAAGATGTGATAGCTAATTGGAATTTGTGGGAAAAGGGTGGATTTAGCATTGGTGGAGATGATTACCAAGATGCTAATGAAAAATTTATGTCACCGGTGTATGTAAACAATCAATTTTCATTAAAACCTAGACTTAAGGATCTGAAAGTTGTGTTTCCAATGTTAAGTGCATTACAGGTGCTTACACTAAAGTTGCCAGATTTGATTTCATTTATAATTAGTTTGTTTAAAAAGGAAAAACAAAACATAAATTCTACCGGTGTAGTATGGTTAAATTATGCCAACAAAATGGATGTAATTTTACCTTCAGGTGGAACAATAGATGCTTCACAGATGAATTCTTACACACCAACTGAAGAAGGTCTTTATAAAATAAGGCAGACTTACAAGGGAACCTATAAGTTTCCACAAGCAATATGCAAAATTATTGATTTTGTAAATTTATTTAAAAAGGTTGATTTACCCAAAACATTAGAAGTTCAGGTAGGTGTTACTTGGAATATAAATGTTAAAGTGCAACACACTGATATGAATTCCGAATATAAAAAGTATACTATCGCTGATGTAGTAAATCGAACTATAAGTGTTGGGAAAGTTTTGAGAACTGGACTTCAAGCTCCAAAGATTGAATTAGACACAGAGATTGAGAATAAGTTATCTCAAATTGAAAGTCCAGAGTTTAGTTTCACACAGCAAACTGCATTCGAAGCATATCTTGAAGTTGGGAAATTTATTCATGGTATTCCGGTGTTGTTGCCAAGCCTAGGAAATGATAGGTTGTGGAATAGACTCTCGTATAAGTTTTTAGGTGGAAATGAGAAATGTAAGGAATTGCCATACAATCTTTTTGAAGCAGAAATGTCAGATGAAAACTTTGCAAGAAATGTAGTTGCAAATGTTCAGAATTCCATTGTTTCTAATAGAGATGATGTGGCAGGTGCGGTTGAGCCTTTCTTAGATGGTTATGTTTCAACAAGGAGCAAATCGGAAAGTTTTGAAATATCTAACGATGATGCTGTAATTAAAGTTAGTCAACCTATATATAAACTCTATCAAGTATTGATGTCTGTTGGAGAACACACTGATATTGATATAACAGATTGTATTTTAGAAGAAAGCAAATATAAGTTGTTGTCATCTTATGTTACCGCTTCATCAACGAATGAAGAGCAGCATATTGGCAATACTTTGTATTACAAAAAGGGTTCAAACTTTATTGCTGGCCTTCAAATGAAAAATACGGATTTTTGGACTGCATTAGGAATTGATTTGTTTAAGCATCCAGCAATAGTTAATATAATAAATAAGAAGACAGGTCAATCATTATCTTCTATTAAATTTCAAAATATTTCATTTCAGATACGATACCAGCCTTACAGGAATTTTAAAGTAAAGCAATACAAGGTAGACCAATCTGAAATAGATGATGATTGTGAATTGTTTTTTAATAAACAAGGAAACTCTGTAGATATAGAGAACTTTGGTCAAAATATGCAAGGAACCCTTCGCCGAATAGGTAATGAAGAATGGGTTAAAAACCATATTGTAAAAAACTATTCAGACCTTCCAAAAGTTGGTCAAGTTACAAGAGATGGCTATTGTGTTTACATGGTCAATAGTGAAATTCACAACAATCATGTTGCTGCAACTGTGTATTATTCTAAGAATTACAATAAACTAAATGAGTATGTTGGCTTAGTTAAAACTGAAAGGCAATTTGAAGTAAGCGAAGAAGAGAGTGCCAATAGAAACTTTGACACTCAAGAATTTGCTATAGTTTCAACAAGACTTGATGATTTAGATTGGACAATTTACGGCAATACATATGCTTCTTTGGAAGATTATTTATCAAAACTAAGGGGTGCGGGGTTCGCCAGTCCTAATGCGTTAAGGCAAATTTCAAATAGACTTTCAAATAAACCAAATTCATATTTGCCAATTTCTTATGCTGCAGTTTATGCTTACACACAAAAAAAAGAAGAATTGATAGAAAGAAAATACTTATTGCCGGCTTCATGTTTTGCTGTGGGTAATTCATTGGTTTTAACACTTCAAACTCAGGACAATTATGCCGCAGCAACTTATTCGAATGATATAAATTCTGATTATGCGCTTGAAAAGCATATTCGGGCTGCAGATGGCAGCGGGAGAATAGAAAACTTTAAGCTTTGTTTTGGCTCAAATGAACCTATTAAAGGAGCATTTGCAAATAGTGCCAATAGGCTAAAATATAGCAAGCAGTTATATCAATTAAATGAATCATTGAACGAAGATGATATAATCGTAGATTATAGGAATTTCCCACACCGAGTAGATAAGGACAGCAGGGAGTGTATATCTTTTACCGGTCAGTTAAACTTCGTAACAAAACAGCTAAATATTTTGATTGGTAAAGCTTTAGTTGAAGCAATGCCATTTTTGTATAAAAGAAATGGAGATGTTGCGGCAAGTTCAGATAATGAATCCGATGGCTCTAGTGGCGATAATGGTGGCGGAAGTTTGATTCAACCATTATCGGTATCTGATACATCAACATCAGAAACTTCAGTTCTAAAATCAGAAGCAAATAAATTAACTTTTGTATTGTTTAAGAAAAAACCAAACAAATTTGCAGATGTAATAGATACTAGCACAATCTCAACAGAATGGGCTTCGCCTTATGTTGAAGACGATTCTGGCGCAAGTGATTCACTAATACAATTTGTAGGTTATTCAGGCAATAAAGCAGAAGTGTATGGCGGACAAACAATTTCTATTGAAGAAGCTGGAGAAGAAGAGTTTACTTTAAGTGTGAACTCGTTAGAACTCCCGGAAGATAATATAGAAGAAACGAATGGAGTTATTAGTAATGTTGGATTAACAGGTTCAAATGGAGATTTGGTTTATACAACCTACACGAAGGGTGGAAAAGTTCCTGTTGTTGAAACAAATGTTGAAGCTGCCTATGTTAAGTATAACTCAGTTAAAGTGTTGACTAATTGTGTTGGTTATGGTATTATCGATAGCAATAATAGATTGTGTATTTATGTTGACCATTATGTGAATAAGGGATACATGACACAACCGATTTATATATCGATAAGGAGTAACATATGAAAAAAATAAATGTTTTACTATTACTAATAATTGAAATGGTTATTGGGGTTTGGGTTTTAATTCTTAATAGTTTAACATTTATTCCGTGGGTAAAATACTATAAAGTTGAAGCTGGCCAGGTTCAAAGTGATTCCTATTTAAAATGTGATTTTTATATTGATGCATTAAATGAAACATCAATAGAAATTCAAGAAATAGATGGTTCCGGCAACAAAATAAAAAAAACGATAGAATGTTTTGTTTTAGATGATATCTTGTATATAAACGAACTAAATACGGAAGAAGAAAATGTTGATCACAAATTTGGATATTTTAATTCAAAGCACTCGTTAATAATTTTAGATGACAACACTTATAATAGTTATTATCTAGGAACTCAGTATGTTAGTAATGCAGCAAAAACAATTTTAAATATTGTTAATTATTCATTTATGTTATTGGGTGTCTTTATTGTTGTTGTCTTAATTTATAGGCATAAAGAAAAAATATAATAGTTTAAGAAAGGGAAGTAATTAGCTTCCTTTTTTTATTGCAAAAAAATTAAAGGAGAAATTATGGAAATCTTAATTAACAACTTGGGGCAAGTTGCAGCTAAGCGGGGTGCGGAATTTTTCCAGGGAACAAAAGGTTCTAGATTTATAATAGCAAAACAGCTAGATTCCTTCTTTAGTGAAATTCCAAGCCACAGAAGATTAGTTCATTGCAACATTACAAGGCCAGATGGTCAACAATCAGGTTGGCAGACAATGGAAGAAACAGATGACAATGTTTATAGCTATAAATGTCAAAAGTGGGATTTGGCTGTATCTGGTCAAATGTTTGTGTGTATTAAAATTACTGATACAGCAGATGAAACAGAAACAACAACGGAAGAAACTTCTGCCATCGTTCGTAATGGAGTTATTGCTCAGCCGGTTGGAACAGAGAATAGCCCAGCGATTGAAAGATTATATGCAGAACTAAATGCTTCTGCATTTAGAACTTATAACTTGGGAATTATAGACACATATCCAATAACTTATGTTGGTGCCGATGGCTATAAGACACCTAAAGCAATTTACAACGATTTCAAGTATAATGTTGTTAACACAATCAATAGTGAAACATTAGCAAAAACATATATGGAAGTAACGGGTGTTCTGCTTGTTACTTCTTTTATTGACAGCAATTCAATAATTCACCAAACTGAACTTTTGATAGCGGAAGGAAGGGGCTGGATAAGAGAACTTGAAATTCAACACTCGATATCAGAAGAAGTTGATGTTTATACTCTTATTGGTAATGTGAGCGAATTTGAACCACTTGGCTTGGGTGCGGTTGGTCCTAGGGGAGAAACTGGCGCAACTGGTGAAACTGGTCCACAGGGAGAAGCTGGCGCAAGGGGTTCAGTTTGGTATAGTGGCCAAGGTTCACCATCTCAAGCAATAGGTGTAGCTGATGATTTCTATTTAAGACTTGATGGTGATTATAATGGCTATGTTTACAAAAAAGTTGTAGCTGAAGAAGGTGGAGATGCTATTTGGCAAATCCAAGAAAGCATAAAAGGTCCTAAAGGGGATACCGGAGAACGGGGTCCACAAGGTGTCCAAGGTATACAAGGCTTGCAAGGTGTCCAAGGTGAAGTTGGAGCGACCGGGCCTGCCGGTCCGCAAGGTGCGGTAGGTCCGCAGGGCTCTCAAGGCATACAAGGTATTCCAGGACCTATAGGTCCACAAGGACCGGCTGGTAAAGATGGAACAAGCTTTGATATTTGGGGCAAATTTGAAACCTTGGCAGAGTTAAAATCAATTCACCCAACGGGTGAAGTTGGAGAAGCATATTCTGTAGGTGTTGTAGAACCTTACGATATATATACATGGTCTAAAGATGAAAAGGATTGGGTTAATATTGGTTCAATACAAGGACCTAAGGGCGACCAAGGTGAAATAGGTCCACAAGGTCCACAGGGTGAGCAAGGTATACAGGGTGAAACAGGGGTTCAAGGTCCGCAAGGAGAAACTGGTGCAACTGGTCCACAAGGTCCGCAAGGTGCGGTTGGCCCGCAAGGTCCACAGGGTGAAACCGGTGCGGCTGGTCCACAAGGAATCCAGGGTAAATCATATAACCCAAATGGTGAATGGTCTAGCTCGGTTTCGTATAAAAACACCGACACTATCATTGATACATTTTTCTATCAAGGAAAAACATACTGGTGTAAATTAACCGCACCTGCAGGAACATTGCCAACTAATATCAATTACTTTGATGTTTTGGTTGAAGGGTATGAGTTTGAATCAGACAAAACAAAAATCAAAGAGAATGGTGAGCAGGCAACGGGAAGCTCAAAAAAATGGGTTCATTCCGATCATGTGCATCCACACGATTCTTCAAAACTTGATAAAGCCCAAGGCATAGGCAATGCGAACAAAACAATGGTTACAGATGCAGAAGGGAATATAACACCTTCTGATGTGGTTTATGTTGGTGGCATAACAATTCAAAAGGGAACGACCGAAGATGGAGAAGATTGCATAGAATTTGTGTTCCCAGGGGAGAGTGAATAATGGAAAATAAGTTTCAATTAAAACCAAGCGACAGGGCATCAATAGACTTTGCGGAAGAAGAGAGAAAGCGAGTTGATGATGAAGGTAAGGTTCTTCACGAAAAGGATTTTTTAATAACATCTCAATTGATTGCAGAAGCCACAGCAGATGGAACAGAATCTTCTATAGTTTTTGAAAACCTTGACTTGTTAGAAGATGGTGAAACTTACGATTTTGAAGTTTCTTGTGGAAAGGCATCGCCAAATATTTGGTTAAAGATGGGTGATTCAAGTGATGCCGGATATGGTCAATTTGGACAATCAGGGAACTGGGGAAGTGTTTCCTATTACGGAACTTCTGCTCGTGCTGTTCAAGGGGTTTTAATAGGAAATGTTTATAATGGGCCTATGTTAATAGTTGGAACCATTAAACAACATTCAAATTCAAAAATTTCTGTCATAGCAACTACATCTTCTGGAAATAGTGGTGGAGTTTCATCGGTTCGGCAGTTAACAACTTGCGGTTATATCAATGTATATTCAAATGTAAATAGAATTGAATTCTTAGCCGAAGGAAATACCTACAAGACATCGTCAACATTTACTGCAGAAACAAAAATAAGAATATTCAAGAGAGCAACAAACTCTCCAGCAAGGAGTTAATTATGGTGGTTAAAAAAACAATATATGATGTTAAAACAGGCAAAAAAGAAGTTATTGAAAGAGAGTTGACCGAAGAAGAAGTTAACGAAGTTGAACAAAGAAAAAAACAAGTAGAACAAGATGAAAGACTTATTCAAATTAAAAAGAGATTAAGCGAGTTGTCAGAGAACATTATTCAAGTTCAAGCTGGTGCGGTTATAGAGAACTCGGAAGAAATGTTTGAAGAGTTTAGAACCCTTCATAATGAAGCACGAGAGTTAGAAGGAAAACAACCAAGAAAGTATTTGGGGGTAGAAGAAGATGCAGACACCATTTAGAATAATAAAGAAGAAAACAGGCGAAATAGACCTTCAAAATTCGGGGGGGGGGTATTGATCAACGGAAAGTCATTACTTGACTATATCCACCCAATAGGAACTTATTACATTGCTGATGATGGGGAACATCCAGCGGATAAATTTTACAAGTTATGTGGTTATGGTGGCACTTGGGAGAAAAAGGAAGGAGTGTTTTTGCTGGCTAGTAGTGATAAGTATTCACTAGGAAGTGAAGGTGGTAGTGCTGATGCTGTAGTGGTTCAGCATAGACATACACCAGCAGCGACTATGGCTGATTGGGATGCTTCGCATTGGCAATTAACTTTTTATAATGGAAATTATGATTATGTTAGTTCATATTTCCGACTTGGTGGAACTGGCTCACAACCAGCAACTGGTATGCCGACAGCAACAGGTTATGCAGGAGAAGATGGAACTGGGAAAAATATGCCACCATACATAGTTGTAGATGTATATAAAAGGGTTGAAGACCCAGTTGAATAAATCTGCTACCAACATAAATGTCGGTGGCAAAAGGAGAAATTATGAAAATATATAATCAAGACAAAACAGAGATTATTGAAAACCCAGACCTTGAGAAAGGTTATTTAAAAGATGATACAAGAGTGGTTCGGATTGTTCCAGAATCAATAGAAATTCCAGAAAAATTCCACTATGAATATACTGACTACAAAAACGAAAAAGGCGAAGTGTATGGCAGAGATAGGAAGAAGGTTATAGACCAACCATATCAACCTTATGTTCCGGAACACGAAGAAACGGAAGATATTAAGGTATATATTCCTTACACAGAACAAGAGCTCTTGGATAGAAAGAAACAAGAGTTGAGAAATTGGAGAGAAAAGTATTTCAACATCATTGACCGAGCAACTTGGTTTGACTCTCTATCCAATGAAGAAAAGGCAGAAGTTCACGAATTTAGAAATGCACTTTTAGATATTACAATTACACTAGAATATCCAGAAATACCAGAGTGTGTTTTAAGCCAAATAAAGGGGGAATAAATGATGAATAATTTGCAGTTTGTAAAGACTTCAAAAGGTGTAGATATAAGGCTCGGGGGGGGGTATTTGAGTGCTAATGGCACCCCAATAGCAACCTATCCAATAGGAACAATAGTTGAAAATGTAGACCCCGACTATTCGCCAGCGAAAGAGTATGGCGGAACCTGGGAAAGATTCGGTCAAGGTAAGGTGTTGGTTGGTTTTGATGAGAACGATGCAGATTTTAATGAAGTGTTAAAGACTGGTGGTGAGAAAACACATACATTGAGTGAAAGTGAGATGCCACGTCACAGCCACGCCCAGAGAGTGCTTAATACTTATGGTAGCAATCTTTACGGATATGCACACGATATGAATCGCATGTATAATACCAATTACACAAATTCAATAAATACAGCTGGAGCCGGTGGCTCGCAGGCTCACAACAACCTACAACCTTATGTAGTAGTGTATAGGTGGCAAAGAGTAGCATAGGAGATAAAATGAATAAAACACAAAAAGTAGTCTTTTGGACTGCTTATTTTTTTATATTTGGTCTTTTGACCATTTTAACAATAAAAAGATATTTTTAGGAGAAAAAATATGCTTAATGAAATAGTTATTAAAGAAAGGTTTTTGGTGGAAAATAAAAAGGTTTATGCTTTTGCTGAAGGGTTAGCTAATCCAAAACGGATTGTTAATGGATGTGAAGCTCGCCAAGAACTCAAGAAATCAATTGATGAAAAACTTTTACAAAAACAAGCCAAAGAAAAGGAATTGGCGGAAATAAACAAGGAACTTGCAACACTACAGAAAGTAGACAACGAAATTGCAGCACTTGGTTATTGTCCTATAGATGCGCCAATTTATAAAAAGATAGATGGTGTTGTTATTAAGGACAAAAATAATAATCCAATTATAGCTGGGTATACACATAACGAAAACTGCTTAAGGGGGAAATAATATGGTTGAGATATTCCAAACAATATTAGCGAACCCATGGGAGTTTATTATGGGGCTTGGGTGCAGCGGTGCAACTGCTTATGTTGTTTATGCTGTATTGAAATGGATAATTTCTAAAGTATTCAAGAAAACTTTAGATAAAAAGCAACAAGCCAAAGATGATACTTTGGCAGATCTTATTTTGAACAAGCTTATTGGTGCGGAATCTTTCTTGGATGTTATTGCTAAAAGAGTTATTGATTCGTTTACCGAGAGTCAAACATATCAGATGTTGAAAGATATTTTAAAATCAATCAAGTCTAGTGCAAATTGTCCTGTTGAAGTTAAAGCTTATATAAACACGATTCTTAGTCAATCTGGAAATGAAGATTTAATGCTAATGTATGAGCAAATAAAGTCAGGACTGATTAAAGCATCTAAGGAAGCTTGTGAAGAAATTATTGAAGAAGGAATTTCAAAGCAAGAAGAAAAAGCAGAGATTTTAATTCCTGAAGAACCAAAGGCTGAACAACCTGAAGATAACAAGCATATTGAACGAGTGGATATATCTGAACCTGAAGAAGGTGATATAGAATATGCATAAAGTTGGAGAGTTTTTTAAAAATGTATTTAAAAAGTTTTTTAGTTGGCTAAAGTTTAGATGGCCATACTTTGTTGGTTTATTCTTCACTTGGGTTATTCCTATATATTTATTAAATGAAATAATCGCATTAACAGAAGAAGTTTCACCAGGAATAAGACTAACCTTCGCAGGTTGTATAGTTGCTTTGGTTATTTTCTTTGCTTTTAAAAAGGCAATATATAGAAAGATTTGCACCTTGGAGCATGGGCTTCTAAGGGGTGTATTATTAACACTATACAAAGCAATTGGTTATGGGTTAATATTTGGTGCTTTAATGGGTATTGGATATTTTGCCTATAAATTGCTTGACTGGTGGAAATATAGTGGAGTGTCAATCTTAATTGGCGCTCTTTTTTATGTCTATGATGAAAAAAGACTTGGCGACAAGTCAAAAGGGGATTTAAGTGAAAAAGATAACATTTAAAATTTACGGAAGTAAAAAATCCGTTATTATATCTAAAGACTTTATGACAATCTTGATTGGTGCGGCATTGATTCTATTATCGGCTGTGCTGTTAGGATTGTTAGAATTCTTGAAAGCGGGTTGTGATTTAAGTGCAATTTCAGAGCCTTCCTTTTGGACTTCATATATTGTAAAGTTGGTAATATTATATTTTGGGCTTGCTGGTATTTACATCATAAAAAGAACTATAAATATGCAGAGCCCTAAAATTGTTATACCTAGAGAAGTTCTGAAAGAGAACAAAAGAATAATAACATCTAATTACAAGACTTCAGATTTTGAATTTTGGTTAAAAAATGTATATAACTATAACAAGAAGGTTGAAGAATATAGAGAATATTTAACAGCTCAGTTCAAGTTATATGGCGCTCAAGAACCAAAAACTGGTTGTAAGAATTATGATAAAAAACTCAAGCGATACAATGAGTGTGTCGCAATTAGGCTTGAGATAGAAAATCAGTTAAAGCTTTGTGATAAACACTTGGAAATTATAGACCTATATAGAAAACATAAGAAAGATGAAGCAAAAGCATTGTATGAAACTATTAAAGACAATGATGGATTCAGATTCTTTAAAAATAAAGTTAAGGTTGTTCACTATGAAAAACTATTCAATGTTGAAACTAATGGTGGGGGCCAAGAAGAAGATATTTCATATAACGAAATGAAATCTATATTAAGAAAGGTGATGCCTTCAATTTTCTTGGGTGCGGTTATGCTTGCATTTATGACATCTTTGGTGTTAGAAAGAAATGATGTTTCGCTCATCAATCTTATTTATATAGGAATTAACCTATTAACTTTTATTTGGTATTTATATACCGGCAATAAGTTAGCAAATCACATAGTTTTTTCTGTTATTCAGCAAGCAGACAATAACAGGCTTAAGATTTGCAGTCAATATGTAGTTGATTGTAAGGCAAATGGTGATGAGTGGGTTAGTAAATTTGGTGGAGAAAGTGATGTAATAGATCAGCTCCAAAAAGAAAACGAAAATAATGATGGAAGATAAAAAGGGTGGGCTTCATCGGCTCACCCCTTTTTTCTTTTGCCTAAAAATTTAATCTTGAAAAAATAAAGAAATTAAGTTATGATGAAGAAAAATAATCGGGGGATTAAAATATGCGGGGAGTTAATTTTACAGCTTATCAGAAGCGAAGAGCTTTGAGATACTGGCTAGAAGAAAAGTTGCCAACTCAAAAAGTATGTATGCGATGTAAGTGCACAGAGAGAAGCTTATGGAGATGGAAGGCTTTATATGATGGAACATTAGAAAGTTTAGAACCAAAGTCTTGTAGACCTAAGACTCCGCACCCAAACTCTCATACAAAAGAAGAAGTTGAACAAATAGTAAACTTGATAAAAAAGAAACCAAATCTTTCTTATAATGAGATGTATGGGATCATGCGCCAAAAGTATGCATACAAGAGAACATATTGTGGGTTCTATGGTTATATTGTAAAAAATGGATTAAGACCGCAAAAAGAAGTTCAGAAGTATATTCCCAAATTATATGATACTCCTGATATGCTAGGCTATAAGTGGCAGATGGATATTAAGTATGTTCCCACTAAATGCTATAAGGGTGTCATTGTTCATTATGGAGATAATGAATATTTCCAATATACAATGATAGATGAAGCCACTAGGGAAAGGTTTTTATTCCCGTATAAAGAGCATAATGTAACTTCAACTCTTGATTTTGTCAAAAGAGCAATAACATACTTTGGTTATGTTCCAGCTAGAATTCAAACCGATAACGGATTGGAGTTTACCAACCATAAAGAGAAACATTACAAAGATGGTTCAACAATTACAACTAAAAAAATTCATGCGCTAGATGTAATGCTTGCAAAACTTGGAGTAAAGCATCAACTTATCAGGGCATATACACCAAGACTAAATGGAAAGGTTGAACGGAGCCACAGAAGTGATCAAGAAAGTTTTTATAATTACCTTAAGTTTAAAACTTATGATGAACTAAAAAAGAAGATGCTTCAATGGAATATCAGATATAACAACAGACCCCATGCTTCATTAACTAATAGGGAAGGCAAAAGGGTTTGGTTAACTCCGTTAGAAAAGAGAGAAGATCTAATTAACCTTCTAAGAGAAAAGAAAGAAGAATTTGAAGATATAAGATTTATTAAGAACAGCAAACCGATAAAAGAGTTGTATGCTGCTTAGATAGTTCTTAGATATTTATCAACAATCTCAACTATGGGTGAGATTCTTTTACTTTGTTAAAAATCATTTGACAAATAAAAAACAACTTTGTTATATTTGAGTAAATCAGTTAAAGACAATCTAATTTCATATTATTTCTCTGCTCTTTTAATCGGTTTTCAAAAAATTTCAAAAATTTTCAAAAAAGTTATGAAAATCGTTTGCAATATAAGAAGTGATATGATAACATAGGATTGTCAGAAAGATGACAGTCCTATTTTTTATTACAAAAAATAATAGGTTCATCTAACTGATGAGCCTATTTTTTTATGTCTAAAAGGGGGTGATGTTTATGTCAGAGA